GAAGGGAAAGGCGGCCCTGATCCGAGCACGGGTCCGGGCGATCGACAAGGAGGCAAGCCGTGACGAATGACGACCGTGTGACGTTCGAGGAGGTCCGGCCGCTCGTGAAGCTGTTCGCGGTCGAGATGGAGCTGCAGTTCCGCGAGAACGAGGCGGCCAAGGGGCACGGGTCCGGGGAGTACCCGGACGTCGGGAACGCCTTCGCGTCCCTGGCCGAGAACGTCGGCGACGTCGCCCGGGTCCTGAAGTTCGGGATCACGGACGCCGTCGACCAGGCGACCCTCGTCGCCCGCCTGGCGGACGTCGCGAACGTGGCGGCGCTCCTCGGCATGATGAAGAACGGGCACTGGCCGCGTGTCAACGAGAAGGAGTTCGGCAAGGGGAGTCCGGTCGTCCTCGAAACGCTGGGCGTGACGATCGGCGTTCTGAAGGACGCCCTCGAGCAGATCCCCGGCGGTGGCGAGGCGGTGCGGTTCCTGCACGGGATCCGCGACCGGATCCGGGAGGCCGCATCGGCGCACCTGCGCGGCCTGTCCGTGGCGGCCCAGGATGCCGCGGCCGTCGAGGAGTCCGCCTCGGCGACCGTCGAGCGGGCCGGCCACGATGAAGGAGGCGAGTCATGACTGACCTGTTCCTGGACGACGGGAAGAAGAAGGGGGGCGGCCTCCTGAAGGGCCGCCAGGGGACCGGCGGGAAGTCGCCGGCGAAGACGAAGGCCGCCGGGAAGAAGAAGACCGGCGACGGCGAGACGAAGGTCCCGGCCGCGACCGCGAAGAAGCTCCGGGAGCTCGCGAAGACGATCGGCCTCGTCGAGCTCACGGACGAGCAGCTCCGCGACTTCGTCGACGGGTGCCACGTCGAGACCGAGAAGACGGACGGCCAGAAGGTCTCGGTTCGCGCGATGGACTTCGACGAGCCGACGAAGGGGTTCCTCGTCGAGGAGTCCATGTTCGACGAGGGCGAGGGCGCGGACGCCTTCGATCACTCCGAGGCGCCCGGCTCGACGATCGCGCCGGACGACGAGGAGCCCGAGGGCGACCTGGACCAGGTCCTCGACCACGTGCGCGGCCTCGGCTTCCCGAACACGACGCCGGCTCACGGCCTGGACATCCTGGGCGGCGAGGACGTCGAGCTCGAGCGGGAGGACGGCGGCCGCTACCTGGTCGGCCGGTACGACGAGTCCCTCCACGTGCGGGCGACGAACCTCGGCGAGGGGCCGGACCTGTACTCGAATCCGGCCGACGACCCGGACGCGACCGACGATCCGGGCGCCGGCGAGGCCCAGGGCGGCGAGGAGCCGCCCGAGTCCTCCGAGCCCGACCCGGAAGACCCGCCGGCCGGCGAGGGCGGCCAGGAGCCGCCCAGCGGCCCTCAGGAGGAGCCGACGGAGCTCGCCGACGACGTGAAGGGCGTCCTGAAGGCGGTCCAGCGGGCGCGGGCGATCGACCAGGTCATTCGCGGACTCGAGGGGGACCTGAAGGACGCGAAGGACGAAGTGAAGCGGATCAAGGACGAGATCGACGAGAAGTCCAAGGAGCTCCGCGAGACGATCCGGCACACGGACCCCGGCCCGCTGTTCGACCGGCGGCCGCGGTGCAAGCGGTGCCAGGAACGCTCGACGGATCTCGCCGTCGGTCCCGAGGGCTCGAGCTGGTCGACCCGCGAGGTCTGCCCGACGTGTCGGAAGGTCCTCCAGGAGGAGCTCGACGCCGCGGCCCGCGGCGAGGCCCAGGAGGACGCGGAGGACGCCGGCGCCGGCGAGACGACCGAGGAGCCGGAGGCCTCGACGCCCTGCCCGTACTGCGCGGAGGACGACGAGCCGGAGCCGCTCCCGGGCCGCACGCCCGAGGACGGCCTGTACCACGACACGGCGGACGGCTGGGTTCCCTGCACGACGCCTCGCGAGGACCCGCCGGCGGAGGAGCCGGACGACGAGGAGGACGAGGGCGGCCATGGCGTCGACCTCGAGAAGCTCAAGTTCACGCGGACGAACGTCGCGGAGGCCTTCGACGAGCTCGTCGATCGCCACGGATGGGACCGTGTCGCCTGGACCCTGAAGCCGGACTATGACCAGGGGAAGGGCCTCACGAAGAAGATCACGATCGGCGACGTCCGCTCGATCGCGGCGACCCTGGACGGCTGACGCCGCTCCAGGTACGGTGACGGGTCGCCTCGGTAGGGCACGAGGCGGCCCGTCCGCTCCGGAAGGACGAGGTCCGATCCCCGGACCGCAACACGTGAGAGGCGTCGCCATGAGAGAGGCGCGAGCCGCCGGACCGTCGTTCCGGGTCCTCGTGAGACCCGATGGATTCCTGATCCTGGAGCCGTCCCCGGAGCCGCGAAGACGGCGCCGGAGGACGCTCGCCGAGACCGTGAGGAGGCTCGCCGCGCGTCGGAGGACCTGAGAGTGTACGATCGGGTTCCCCCTCACGACGAGGCGGCCGAGGTCGCGGTACTCGGTTCCCTCCTTCTGGACTATCCGTACGCCTGGCCCATGGTCGAGGCGACCGGCCTCCGGTCCTCGGACTTCTACCGGGGCGCTCACCAGGAGGTCTTCCGGCGCCTCTCGTTCTGGGCCTGGGCGGACCGCCAGCCGGACGTCGTCACCCTTCGGGATTCGCTCCTGGCCGGTGGCAAGGTCGGCGACGAGGACGAGATCCTTCACCTTCTGTCGGACCTGATCCAGTCCGTCCCCAGCGCCGCGAACGCGGACTTCTACGCGCGGATCGTGAAGGAGAAGGCGCTCCGCCGCGGCCTGATCCGATCGGCTCACCTGACCATGGGCCAGGCGTTCGACGAGAACGCGTCCGTCGGCCAACAGATCCAGTTCGGGATCGAGGAGCTCGAGCAGCTCCGCGACGGCCTCGCCCGCGAGGACCTGAGGACCTTCAACGGGAACCAGCTCCTCGCGGACCCGCCGGCGCCGCGGGACCTCCTCGTGGGGAAGGGAATCCTCGCCCTGGGCGAGTGGATCCTGTTCCTCGGCGAGCCGAAGGCGGGGAAGTCGGCGCTCGCCCTCGACCTGGCCGCGGAGCTCGTCCGCGACGTCGACCTCGAGAACGAGTGGGCCGGCTTCTCGATCTTCGGCGGCCGGCGCGTCCTGTACCTGGTCGGCGAGGGCGGCCGCCGGTCGATGTTCGCCCGCTGGCAGAAACGATCCCAGGGCCTCGGCGTCCACGAGCGGGCGCGGTTCCTGACCTGGTTCCCCGACCCTCAGCTCATGGACATAACCCAGCCGGAGGAGTACGCCCGGCTCGAGCGGTTCATCCAGGAGAACGGCGTCGAGGTCCTCATCGTCGACCCGCTCGCGCACTTCCACAACGGCGAGGAGAACGACGCCGGCGACATGAAGCGCGTCGCCGGCCAGTTCATCCGGCTTCAGACGACGACCGGGTGCGCGTCGATCGTCGTCCACCATACCCGGAAGGCCCAGGTCACGAGCCGGAAGGGCTCGCCGCTCGAGGGCCGCGGCTCGACGGCCCTGTACGGCGCCAGCGACGGCGCGGTCATGTTCGAGTTCGAGGGCGACCAGGACGACCCCGAGCGCCGCATGACGTTCTCACTCCGGCACGCCGAGGAGTACGTGGATCCTCAGATCGTCACCCTGAACCGCGTCCTCCTCCGCTTCGAGCTCCAGGTTCGCGGCCCGGGCCGGCCTCAGCGCGACGGCCTGGACGCCGACGACTTCCTGGACTGGATCGCCGGCCACGGGAAGCCCGTCACCCTGAAGGACGCCGCGGTGGAGTCCGGGATTCCCCTCCGGACGATCGAGCGGTGGAAGAAGGACCTCCTCGAGTCCGGCCACCTGGCCCGGTTCCGGGTGAGCACGCGGCGCCCGTACGAGTACGGCCTTCCGCACTGGTTCCAGGACTCGAGCGCGACCCAGGCGGACCTCCCCCTGGACGGTCCGCCAAATACCGATCCGCCAAACGAAGCGGCCTCGCGGGAATGCGCCTCCACAACTCCGGAAGGAGACTGACCTTATGCTCCGCCAAATTCGACCTCCGCCACGGACCCCTATTTGGCGGACCATGTCCCGCCATGGGGCCTCGGCCCTGGCCGCGGACGGCAATCCCCGCTCGGACCGCGTTCCCCCCCTACAGGGGGGAACGACGGTACCCGTTTGGCGGAGCGGGGCTTCGCGGGGATCGCCTTCGTCGGTCCGTCGTCCGCCAATCCCTCCGGGGCGGACGCGTACCGCGACCCCGGCCAGGGCACGGATCGAGACCCCATGACGGCCCGGAAGACGACGCGGAGAAAGCCGACGGCGTCCGACGCCGCACGCGCCCGCGCGCGCGAGCCGCTCGAGCAGCTCCGCCGGCCGAAGCGGATCTTCGCCCTCGACCTGGGGACGACGAAGGCTCACCCGGTCGGCTGGGCCTTCGCCGTCGGCGACGCCGTCCAGTCCGGCCAGGTCTCGATCGAGGCCCGCGGGAGGACCTCCCGGCCGCGGCGCTTCGAGTACTTCCGCGACTGGTACCTGGAGCGGCTCGAGGAGCTCGGCCCGGACATGGTCGCGTACGAGATGCCTCCCCTCGCGAAGGGCGGCCTGCAGGGGCGCCTGGCGCTCCTGGGCCTGGTCGTTCTGATCGAGGAGGCCTCGAGCCGGTGGGGCCTCGATCCGCTCGCCGCGGCGCCGGCCACGGTGAAGAAGGTCGTCACCGGGAAGGGCGACGCGTCGAAGGAACGGGTTTCCTTCGAGATCGAGAGGCGCTATCCTGACCAGCTCCCGCTCGAGGGACCCGACCAGGCGGACGCCCTGGCGGTCCTCGAGTGGGCGCGAATCGACGTCCTGGGCCTGGCGCCCAGGGGAAAGGCTGGCAAGCCATGACGACCGACGAGACGTCCACGTCCCCCCTCCCCCTCCTGAACCCCCAGGCGCGTTACCTCGGGGAGATCCTGTACCGCGCGGCCCAGCTCGCGGGCTGGACGCCGGAGATCCGCCAGCGCGACGACGTCGGACGGACGATCGTCCACCTGGGGACGATCCCAGGCTTCCCCGGCCGGCGCCTCCTCGTGAAGATCGTCGAGGAGGTCGACTCGACCCGGCCGGCGGCCTCGCACGCGACGGAGCTCGCGGCGATCGTCCCGGACGTCTGCTCGACGCTCGAGCAGCTCGGCGACGACCGGATGAAGATCCTCCTCGGCGCCTGGCTCGAGGAGTCCGATCCCCAGGGCGACCTCGCGCGTCCGATCCAGATCGACGGCTTCCGCTTCGACGCCGACGCCGTCGTTCGCTTCATCCGGTGGGCCGCGAAGAAGGCCGCCGGCGAGGAGGTCGATCATGGTCGCGCCTGATCCGATCCCGAACCAGGTCCACGAGCTCAAGTGCTGGCCGCGCTTCTTCGAGGCGATCCGGATCGGCCAGAAGACCGTCGAGGTCCGCCGCGAGGACGACCGCCGGTACCTGACCGGGGACGTCCTCCGGCTCCGGGAGTGGGACCCGAAGACCGAGGAGTACTCGGGCCGCGTCCAGGAGGTCCTCGTGCAGCACGAGCTCCGGTGCGGCGACGTCGAAGGCCTCCCGGAGGACCTCGTGATCCTCTCGATCCTCCGGGTCCGGCCGGCGCGCGAGCTCGTGACGACCGTCCAGGCCCTCCAGGACTGGCTCCGGCACAAGCCCGAATGCGAGTCGGCGCCGATGTTCGGCCCGGACCACGAGGCCTGCACGTGCGGCCTCGCCGAGGAGTGGGGCCGGCGGTTCTTCCCGCTGGGCGCCCTCGGGGACGTCTTCCACCGGATCCGCCGCGGCGACGACGTCGACCAGGCCGTCCTCGAGTCCCTCCCGCCGTGGTGGGGCCAGCTCGCGCGCGAGCTGATCGGGAAGCTCGGGATCTCGGTCTCGCGCGCGCCGGAGCTCGAACCGTGAGCGGCCTCGGCGAGGCCTTCGGCGAAGTCCGCCCCGAACCCGGGCCGGCCGAGATCGCGGGAGGCCTCGAGGAGGCGTTCCGCCAGGTCCGCGAGGACCTCCGCGACCCAGGCGCCGTGACGGACCGGGTCCTGGCCGCGGTGGCGGAGCGCCGCGAGGTCCTCCGCCGCTGGCTCGAGGTCTTCGAGGCGATCCTGGACGTGGCCGCCTTCTCGACCATGCCGGACGAGACCGAGATCCCGATCTGGCCGCACCGGCGCGCGGACTGGCGCGAGGAGTTCGCGGAGTGGCCGAAGGTCACGGTCGGCATGGTCCGCCAGCTCGCGCCGATCCTCCAGGAGCTCGCGCGGTGAAAGACGACCGCCAGGGCGACTTCTTCGACCCGGAGGCCGCCCTGAACCGTCACGCCGAGGAGGCGCACAACGGCGAGACCCGCGGGGACTGCGGCACGTGCCGAGACCTGGCCGCGGCGATCGTCGACTCCGGCGAGACGTACACCTTCACCGGGACCGGGACGTGTCGGTACTGCCCGGCCGAGCTCCTCTGGTTCGGGACGCCCGACCGATCCCAGCTCCCCGTCGATCGCGAGCGGTTCCTGGAGGCTCACCCCGAGCTCGCGAAGCCGAACGCCCTCCGCGGCTTCTGGACGACGAGGTCACGTGGAAGGACCGTAGTTCTACCGTACTCGCACTGGTCCACGTGCCCGGGAGCTGCTCGAGCTCGAGCGGACGGCCCGGGCGCCTGGTTCGACGACGACCCCGGAAGGAGCTCCCCATGACGACCCCCGTAACCGCCGTGTACCTGGACGACGACGGCCACCGGACCGCGGTCTTCGTCCGGCCCGACCCGGACCTGGACACGCTCGGGAACGTGTACCTCGAGATCGTGGACGAGACGAACGCCGACCAGCGGATCGGCGCCTTCGTCCGCCGCGTGAGGATTCCCCTCCACCTGGCGGACGAGTTCGAGGCCGCCTGGCGCGAGGCCCGCGAGCAGCTCGAGAGCGTCCTTCCCGACGAGGACCTGGCCGAGGAGGAGGGATCGACCGATGCCTGAGTCCGTGAAGATCACCTTCGGCGCGGATGGCGCCCAGCGGTTCGACGAGCTCGTGCACCACCCGAAGGCCCTCCCGGAGGGCGGGGACCTCGAGCTGGCCGTGAAGGAGGACGCCACGACCGGCGGAGCGCCCGGGATCGTCGTCTCGTTCACGGTCAACGTCCACGGCCGGATCGGGCGCGCCCAGGCCGTGACGACGCTCCGGGCCTTCATGGCGGCCGCGGACGTCCTCCGCGCCCGGTACCCGTCGCCGTGACCGTCTTCGTCGATCCCCTCATGGCCTGTACGCCCTGGGGGACTCGGAAGCGGTACCGGACGGTCTCGCACCTGATCGCCGACACGCGCGCCGAGCTGGTCGCCTTCGCGGTGGACCAGCTCGGCCTCCGCCTCGAGTGGATTCAGGACGCGGAGCGGGAGGGCCGCCTGACGCACTTCGACCTCACGCCGGCGAAGCGCCAGCTCGCGGTCGCCCGCGGCGCCGTCGAGATCGACCGCCGCGAGATGGGCCGGCGGATCCGAGCAGCTCGCCGGCGAGCTCGAGTCCCGGTCCCGACGCCGGCCGAGACCGGCTGCACGTGCTGGCATTGTCGGCGAGCTCGAGGGGAGGCGCCCCAGGTCCTCCCGGGAGGCGAGGACTCGTGAAGCCCTTCCACGAGCGGGACGGCGTCACCCTGTACCACGGGGACGCCCTGGCGGTCATGGCCGAGCTCGAGGAGGACTCGATCGGCGTCGTGGCCACGGACCCGCCATACTCGAGCGGCGCGCGCAACGCGGCCACGGTCCGGAGCCGGCCGGCGCTCCGCCGATCCGACGGCCCGCACGCCCGCTGGTTCGGCTCGGACAACATGACGTCGCACGGCTTCGCCTTCCTGGTCCGCCTCCTGGCCGTCGAGGCGCGCCGGCTCACCGTCCAGGACGGCCACCTGTTCTCGTTCATCGACTGGCGCCAGTGGCCGGTCCTCGCCGGCGCGATCGAGGCCGCCGGCTGGTCCCTGTCCGCCTGTCTCGTTTGGGACAAGAAGCACTTCGGCATGGGGAACCGCTTCCGCCAACAGGCGGAGTTCGTCCTTCACGCCTCGAACGGCGTCGGCGACAACTTCCTCCGCCACGACCTCGGGACCGTCTTCCGGTTCCCGCGGCCGCGCGAGGACCTCGTTCCGACCCAGAAGCCCGAGGAGCTCGCCGAGCTCCTCCTGTCCGCGGTCCCCGGCGACGTCGTCCTCGACCCCTTCATGGGCTCGGGAACCTGGCTCGCCGCGGCCCGCACGAACGACCGCCGCGCGATCGGCGTCGAGGCCGACGAGCGGACATGCGAGATTGCGGCGCGACGGCTGGACCAGGGCGTCCTCCCGTTCGGGCCGCGGGAGGAGTGGCCACCGTGAGTACCGAAGGACGGATCCGAGAGCTGGCGGAGGAGATCCTGGGACTGGTCTCAAGGCGCTTCAGTGTCCGCGCCTCTCTCGTGACGGGCAAGAGCAGGACCCAGCCGGCCGTCGACGCGCGGTTCGTGTACGCCTGGGTCCTCCGCGAGCTGGGCCTGACCCTCGAGCGGATCGGCGAGATCATGAACCGCCACCATTCCTCGGTCCTGGCCGCGGTCCGCAAGGTGAAGGACCGGTACCTGGCGGACCCGTCGGCGAAGACGGACCTCGACGCGATCATGAAGGACGCGCGGGCGATCGCGGCCGGCTTCGACGTCTCGACGGCGATCCGCCAGGACGCGACGCCGAAGAAGGAGGCCGCGCCGGCGCCCGCGTGCGAGCCGGCCCCGGAGCCGACGCCAGATCCGGCCCCGGAGAAGCCCAGGCCGCCCCAGGAGCGCCCGAAGGTCCGCCCCTCGATCCGGAAGCCGCGCGAGCGCGGGGACGGCTTCCTGACGGAGCTCCCGGGCGCGAGGCTCGTCCTCGTGACGACGCCCCAGGTCGTCGAGGTCCTGCAGGGCCTGGTCATGACCGGCCTGTTCGGGCGCGACCTCGACGAGGCGGCCGAGCGGGTCCTCTGCCGAGGGCTCGAGGAGGTCGCGCACTTCGCGATCAAGCCGAAGCCCGGCGCGTCGCCGCGGCCGTACCATTGCCGCCTGTGCGATCACCGTTGGCTCGCGGCCTTCTCCGAGCCGCCGGACGCCCTCGTCGAGTACTCGATCGAGTGTCCCGCGTGCGGCCAGTGCGCGGGCGAGCCCTTCGAGGGGGACGGCGACCCCGCTTGAACGCCGGCGGTTGCCGATGGTAGGGTGAGGACATGGCGGGATCGAACGGATCGAGCAACGGGAACGGGAACGGGAACGGCAACGGTCACGCCGCGACCGCCGTCGCCGGCGGCCAGACCACGTACCCGAAGGGCTTCGACGCGGACGGGAAGATCCCGGCGATCGAGGAGGCCCTGGCCGCGGCCTTCTTCGAGGTCCTCGCCGACACGGGGAACATCCGGCTCGCCTGCAGGACCGTGGGAATCCACCATTCGACGTACTACCGGTGGAAGAAGGAGGGCGAGCGCCAGGGCTTCGGGAAGTACTTCAAGTTCGCCCAGGCGGCCGACCGCGGGATGGCGGAGTGGGAACGCCGGCGCGTGGCCGAGGTCCGGAGGGCCGCCCTCCCCTTCACCGAAACCGACGAGTGGGAAGACACCTGGACCGGGAAGGACGGCGTCACGAAGACGCGGAAGGTCCGGAAGAAGAAGCGCCGGCGCGGCGCCTGGGGGGCGGCCGCCTGGCTCCTCGAGCGGAGGTTCCCCGAGACGTACGGCCGGCGGGACCACGTCGAGCTCGAGGGGAAGCTGACCCTCGTCGACGTCCTGACCGATCTTCGCGACGACCTCGAGCGCCGCGGCCGCGGCCTCGCGCCCCTCGGCGATCGCGGCCGGCCCGCGGCCCAGGAATAAAACGGCCGCATAGGATCCGGAATAATCCGGCACCACGTCGGCCGGGCAAGGAGGCGAGCCGTGATCCGAGTCGTGAAGCTCACCCGGAAGGACACCGGCCAGTCGTACTCGGTACGCCTGGCGGCGCTCGAGGGCCTCGGCCTGGCGCTCGAGCAGCTCCCCGACGACGTCGAGGTCGACCTGGTCGTGTCGAGCATGACCGAGGAGGCCTTCGGCGAGATCCCGCCGGCGCCGCGGCCCTGGGGCTGATCCCGTGGCCACCGAGACCCGCTGCAAGGACTGCCCGGCGTTCCAGAAGCTCCGCGGCCTCCCGAAGCGGAAGGGATACCGGTTCTGCGTCGCCCGCGGCCGCCAGGTCGTCCTCGCACCGGAGGCGACCAGCGGACACGGCCTCGAGGACGAGGTCGGCGCGATCCGCCTCGACGGCGTCGTGTCCGTCTACCCGGTCCAGCACCGGAACGACGTGTGCTTCGCCGCGCCTGAGCTCGAGGAGTAGCATGGACCCAGGCGCGGAGATGAAGGCGATCCTCCTCGAGTTCCGCGACGACCCGATCGGCTTCGCCGAGATCGTCCTGGGCGTCCAGATCGCCTTCGAGCCGAGCCGGCGGATCCTGGAGGCCGTCCGCGATCACCGACAGATCGCCGTCGCGGCCTGTCACGCCTCGACGAAGACCTTCACGGCCGCGGTCGCGGCCCTCTGGTTCTTCTACACTCAGATCCCCTCGAAGGTCGTCACGACGGCCCCGAACAAGCGCCAAGTCGAGGAGCTCCTCTGGTCCGAGATCCGAAAGCTGCACTCGAACGCGCGAATCCCCCTCCCCGGCGACCCCCTGACGAACTTCTTGCAAATGCCGTCGCCGGAGGACCGGCCGAACCGGAACGCGGACTGGTTCATGACCGGCTTCGCGACGAAGGCCGACCAGGCGGTCGAGCACGCGACGCGGTTCCAGGGGTATCACCAGGTCAACGTCCTTGTGATCTTCGACGAGGCCGCGGGCATCCTCCGGCCGATCTGGGACGCGGCGGACGGCGTCATGACCGGCGCGAACCCGCACTGGCTCGCGATCGGCAACCCGACCGACGGCGCCGGCCCGTTCGCTCGAGCGTACGAGTCCCGGGACTGGCATTCGATCCGGATCGACGCGTACGAGTCGCCGAACGTGAAGGAGCGGCGCCTGGTCCTCCCGTACCTCGTCGATCACGAGTGGGTCGACCGCCAGCGCCGGAAGTACGGCGAGGACTCGCCCGTGTTCAAGGCCCGCGTCCGCGGCCTCTTCCCGAAACAGGCGACCGACACTCTCATCGGCCCCGGGGACTTCGAGGACGCCCTTCGGCGCCAGGCCCCGAGCCTCGATCGCGTCGTCCGCTCGATCGGGTGCGACGTCGCCCGGTTCGGGAACGCGAGGACCTCGATCCTCGTCGTCGAGGGCGCCGAGATCCTCGACCGGATCACCTGGGGCGGCCAAGACCTCATGAGGACCGCCGGCGAGGTCGTCCGGATGGCCCTGAAGTGGGACCTCACGCCGGCGGACGCCGACCGGATCGCGATCGACGATACCGGCCTGGGCGGAGGCGTGACGGACCGCCTCCGCGAGCTCGGCTGGGACGTGAACGGCGAGCAGTTCGGCGCGGCCCCGAAGTTCGACCAGGGGACCTTCGCCGATCGCCGGACTGAGCTATGGTGGACGCTCCGCGACTGGATCCGCGGCGAGGCCGCCTGGTCCCGCCTGGGCGAGGTCGACTCGGGCGTCGTCGAGGACCTCCGCGCGGATCTCACGGCGCCGAAGTACCAGGTCCTCTCGAGCGGGAAGATCCGCCTCGAGTCGAAGGAGCTCCTTCAGAAGCGCCTCGGACACTCCCCCGACGACGGGGACGCCCTGGCCCTCGCCGTCGCCTGGCGCCGGCCGGCCTCCGGTGGCCAGCGGTCCGAGTGGGCGGCGAAGCTGTTCGACGAGGTCGAGCTCGAGGCCTGGCGCCCGAACGAGGAGTACTCCGTTCGCGTCGTGGCCGCGCGCCTGTACGACCACGGCCCCGACGTCGTCGTGGCGCTCGGCCGCACGCGCGAGGGCCAGCTCCACGTCGAGGCCGACCTGGTCCGCGGCTCCGTCCAGGACACGATCGAGGCCGTCGCCGATCACGCGTACCGCCTGAACCCGCACGCGGTCGCCTTCACGGACGAGCAGCTCGCCGGCCTCGTGAAGGGGCGGACCGAGGCGGCCATGAGGAGCCGCGGCTTCGCCGTCCCCGTCGGCGGAATCCGCCTGGCGGCCGACGAGGACCTTCGGATCCGGCGCCTCGAGCCGTACCTGACGAAGGGCCAGTTCCGGTTCCTCGTGAGGTCGCCGGCGACGGCTTCACTCGTCCGCGCCCTCCGCGAGTTCCCAGCCGGATCCGATCGTTCCTTGCCCTCCGCGCTTGAAATGGCGATACGAGTCGCGGTACGACTGTACAACTCGAGGAGTCGGGGCCGCGGCTACGAACGCGTCCCCCTGGACTGAGGAGGCGAGATTGGACCTGGGATTGACTGCACTCGGAGCTCTCATCGCCGGATCAGTCGTCGCCGTAGCACTCGCCGGATTCAAGGCCCTCGAGCGCGCCCTCGTGCGCAAGAAGGGCGAGCCGGACTCCTGGACCGCGAAGGACCGGGAGAAGCTGAACAACGTCGCGACGATCGTCTCTCGATGCGACTCTGAGGGCGTCCCCATGGCGTACGTCCCCCGTCGCCTCCTCCGCCTGGCCGAGACGCAAACGGAGCTCATGAGGTCGATCGTGGCCCTCGTCGAGAAGCAAACGAGCCTCTCTCAGGCCCTGCACGACCACCTGACCGCGCACGAGTCGCGGGAGGAGGCCGAGCTGGTCCGGATCCGGGAGGCGATCGAGAAGAAGTCGGCATGACGGGTACCGGGTCGGGGCGCGCGGCGTCTGGACCCAGGAGGCCCACCGGTACCGGCGGCCGCGAACGGCGCGGCCGGTCCCTCGGTTCGCGTGGCGCGCCTCGACCTGGTTCCCGTTCTTCTTTCACCCGCAAGGAGGTGTAGACGTGACGACGACGACCGAATCGTTCGAGTCGAAGCCGTGGTACAAGTCCCGCGCGATGATTGCCGGGTACGGCGCGATCGCCCTCTGGATCGTGGCCCTCGTGTACCAGCTCCTCGCCGCTGGCCGCGACCTGTTCGGCGCGGCCGAGGACGCCTCGAAGTTCCTGGGCATGGTCTCGCCCGTCCTGGGCGGCCTGGCGATCCTGGGGATCCGTGGCGCCGTGAAGCCGATCGGCTCCGCCGTGGTTCTCTTCGTGTGCCTGGTCTTCGTGTCCGGGTGCGCGACCGAGGGCTCCGGCTCGAGGGCCGATCCTCAGACCGGCACGACGACCGTTGGCGCTCAGACGTTCAGCGGCCGAACCCAGGCCGGCGCCACGTACATCATCAAGTCGGCCGGCACCACGTACAACATCGAGACCGACGGCGCGCCCAGCTCGAAGGCCGCGGTCGATGCGATCGCGAAGGCGATCCTCGCGTACGACAAGTCGATCGAGATCGTGAACGGCCTCCTCGCCGATGCGACCATGGACGCGGAGGTCAAGAAGGACGCCCTCGCGACCCTGAAGTGGATCATCGAGGAGAAGCGCCTGTACATGGCCGAGGCGAAGGGCGCCTTCGGCGTGTCGATCACGATCACGCCCACCGGCGAGGGACACGGGTCCTCGACTGTCGACACGGCCGGCGCGACCGGTGAGACCGGCGTCCCCCCGACGACGGAGCCGGACGCGGAGGAGATCGAGGATCTGAAGGAGGTCCTCGACGACGAGAAGGACGACGGGTAGCACGTGGCGACGCCGGCATACCGGCGGCCGTCGAAACGCTCCTGGGCGGGGGGCCTGTACGACAGGCTCCTCGCCCTCGGGCTTGATCCCTACACGGCCAAGATGGTTGCGAGGCACGTCCGCCGTGACTTCGTCCCCTGGGCGAAGGCCTTCGCCGAGCGGGCGCACGACCCCCAGGACGTCGCCCTGTTCTCGACTCTGATCCTGGGCCTCGACGAGAAGGATTGACGACCATGGCAAGGAGGCACGTCACCGAGATTCTCCGGACGGGCGACTGGACCGGCCAGCGCGCGTTCGTGATCGGCGGAGGGCCGTCCCTCCGCGGCTTCAAGTGGGAACGCCTCGCCGGCGAACGCGTCGTCGGCGTGAACCGCGCCTTCGAGTGTCCCCACGTCGACGTCCTGTTCACGATGGATTCGCGGTTCCTGACCTGGTACCGCCACAAGCTCGGAACGTGCCAGGCGCCGCTCGTCTTCCACCACGACCACGGCCAGGAGCTCGAGGACCGCCTCCTGACGGATCTCGGCCGCGACGTCTTCATGGTCGACCGCCTCGACGAGCACGACCTGGGCGAGGACCTCGCGCGAGGCCTCGGCCACGGAGCGAACAGCGGATACGGCGCCGTCGCCCTCGCCTGGGTCCTCGGCGCGCGGCCGATCTATCTCCTCGGCTTCGACCTCACGCCGACGGAGAAGGGCCTGCAGGAATGGTGGCACAACGGGTACCCGGAGAACAACGGGACCGCGTACCCGCGGTTCCGGCGCGCCTTCGAGGAGCTCGCGCGCAAGGTCCCCGAGGGCTCGATCCTGAACGCCTCGCCGACGAGCTCGATCCGGGGCTTCCCGAAGGTCCTCACCTGGCCGAACGCGACCCAGGCCTGGCCCCTGTTCGTGACCTTCGCGACCGACGAGTACTATCGGCGCCAGGCGGACCGCCTCCGCCGTTCGATCGACGAGCTCGGCCTGGATCTCGACGTCGTCCAGGTCGCCGACCGCGGGTCCTGGGTCGCGAACTGCGGAGCGAAGCCGGAGGTGATCCTCGGGACGCTCGAGGCGAACCGCGAGCGGAACGTGGTCTTCCTGGACGCGGACGCCGAGGTCGTCGCCCTCCCGTCTCGGTTCCTCGAGCTCGAGGGCGACGTGGCCGCCCACAGGCGGAGCGGCTCCGAGCTCCTGTCCGGGACCCTCTTCTTCCGGAACGTCCCGAAGGTCCGCGAACTGGTCCGCCGATGGATCGAGCTCGGCCGCGCCCGGCCGGAGGAGTGGGACCAGAGGACGCTCGACGTCGCCCTTCGCGAGGCGACCCTCGGGGGCCTCGACTTCGAGGACCTCCCGCCGGCGTACACGTTCATCTTCGACAGCATGGCGCGCCAACACCCGGACGTCGACCCGGTGATCCTGCATCACCAGGCCTCGCGCGCGGTGAAGGTGGCCGAGAGGGAAGGACGACGAGATGCACTCAGCTCGGGAAGCGGCGATCATGGCGGCCCTGTCCACGGTCTCGACCTCGGCGCGATCGCGCCCGCGCCTTCCTCCTCTGCCTCCGCGGGACGGCGTCATCCGGCGGACCCGGGCGAAGATCGGCCGGAACGAGCCCTGCCCGTGCGGGTCCGGCAAGAAGTTCAAGCGGTGCCACGGGAGGCCCCGGTGAGGAGCGTCGCCGGCGTCGGGATTCCGCCTCCGGACGAGTGTCCCATGGACCCCTACTCGACTCACCAGCCGGCGCTCGTTCTCGCGGCCGCCCTGGCGCTCGAGCACGAACCCGAGAGGCCCTGGGTCGAGCTCGGGTGCGGCTGGTACTCGACGCCGATCCTCGCGGCCATGGGCGGCCCGGAGCGGCTCACCGTGCACTCGGCCGATCGCGACTGGTCCGCGCAGTTCTCGCGCCTGGTCCAGGTCCGGGACGTCGAGGACTGGACGCGGTTCCGGATGGTCGAGGCGCACGGCCTCGCGGTCCTCGACAATGAGCAGCTCGTGAGGGACCGCGTGAAGCTCCTCCCGCGGCTCCTGGCGCGCGCGGCCTTCGTCGTCGCGCACGACTGGCGGGAGGACCTCGACGAGTCCGTCCTGGGCGACGCGCATCGGTTCGTGTACCGCCGGTGCGGCCGGCCCTGGACCCTGATCGCCTCGAGCTCGTTCGCGCCGCTCGAGGACGAGGCCCGGAGGAGGCTCGGCTCATGATGGTTGCGAAGGCCGCGGGCCTCCTGTACGTGGCCAACCCGAAGACCGGGACGCGGTCCGTGTACCGTTGGCTCCGCGAGCAGTTCGGCGGCCGCCTCGTGCAGGATCACCTTCGCCAGATCCCGAACCGCGCCCTGCACACGGCCGGGATGGTCTTCTGGACGACGGTCCGGAACCCGTACGACCGGATCGCCTCGGCGTGGTGGAGTACGACCATGCGCGAGGAGGACCGGTACCACCACCGGGAGGTCCTCGACGAGCTGTACGGCGCTCACGGCCTCCTCGAGTACGTCCGTTGGCTCCTGGACGATCCCGCGGCCGCACGTTGCCGGTACCGGGGGCACACGTGGTCGAGGTCGAACCAGACGGCGTTCCTCGCGCCGGCGCGGCCGCACCTGTCCCTCATCCTGAAGACCGAGGACCTCCCCCAGGCCCTCCGGCGCCTCCCGGGCGCGTGTCGCATGAAGGTGAACCGTTTCCCGCGGGAGAACGTCTCGCACGCCAGGCCCAGGACGATCGACCTCCTCACGCCTCAGATCGTCGAGCTCGTGAACGCCTGGGCCGGCCCGGACTTCGACGAGTTCGGGTACGAGAGGATCGCGCCGCACGCGGCGAGCTCCGGGGGCGACGCCCCGAACCAGGACGTCCGCCGTACCTGACGGGAGGTCCCCCGTGTGGAATCCGTTCCGGTCGCGCCTGTCCAGGGTGCGCGAGGAGCTCCAGGTTCAGCTCCTCGAAGCCCGTCGCCGCGTCCTCGAGTCGACGACGGCGTACTTCGATCAGTACGTGGATCCGCGCGAGGCGTGGATCGACGAGCACGGGGAGGAGTGGCTACCGCTCGGCGCCGGCGGCCCGAAGGGCGGGAAGACGAAGATCACGACGCCCCAGGAGCTCGACGCGGTCCGGCGCAACTGCCGGCGCCTGGCCGAGGAGAACGAGTTCGCGATCAACGGCCACGAGAACCGGGTTAGCTACGTCGTCGGCCCGGGACTCACGTACGAGTTCGAGATCCCCGAGGGCTCGAAGGTCTCGAAGGCCTCGAAGGAGAAGGCCCAGGCCTGGATCGACGAGGTCCTCGACGCGAACGACTGGAGCACGCGCGAGCAAGAAGCCGTGAAGCGCGGCGACCGGGACGGCGAATGCCTGATCCGCGTCTTCTGGCCCTTCGAGGGCGCCCAGCGCGTCCCGCGGTTCCGCTTCATCGAACCCGAGGACCTCCGGACGCCCGAGTCGAAGGCCGGCCAGGCGGGGCACTCCTGGGGGATCGAGACGGACCCGGACGACGTCGAAACCGTCATCGCGTACCACGTTCAGGGGGACCCGGAGCCGATCCCGGCCGAGGACGTGACCCACGTCAAGCTGAACGTCGACAAGGCCCAGAAGCGGGGCGTCCCGACGTTTTACCCGGTGCGGAAGAACCTCGTCCGCGCCGAGAAGCTCCTTCGCAACATGAGCGCCGTCGCGACCCTCCAGGCCGCAATCGCCCTGATCCGCGAGCACGACGGGTTCTCGAAGGACCAGGTCGAGGACTTCCGGACCGACGGCGACGACTTCACGATCGTCGAGAACGCGACCGCGAAGACGCGGCACTTCACGAAGTTCGGCCCCGGGACGATCGTCGACGCGCCGGCCGGCACGAAGTACCAGTTCCCCGTCGCCGGCGTCGCGGCCGACAAGTTCGTGATCGTCCTCCAGGCGGAGCTCCGCGCCGTCGCCTCCCGCCTGGTCATGCCCGAGTTCATGTTCACGGCCGACGCCTCGAACGCCAATTACGCCTCGACCATGGTCGCCGAGGGGCCGGCGGTGAAGTTCTTCCAGCGGCTGCAGTCCTTCTGGCGCGAGCACCTGATCTCGGCCCTCTGGAACGCGGTCGAGATGGCCGTTCGCTTCGGCGAGCTCCCGGCCGAGGTCCTCGAGCTCGAGCTGGTCGCGTCCCTCCCGTCCCTGACCGTCCGGGACGAGGAGAAGGAGGGGAAGACCCTCGGCCGCGAGCACGAAGCCGGCGTCCTCTCGAAGCGGACCTGGTCCGAGATCCGCGGGTACGACTTCGAGAAGGAACAGGCCCGGCTCGACGAGGAGCGGGAGCGGTCCGCCGAGTCGATGGGCGCCTTCGGCCTCACGCCTCCGCCTGGCGGCCCCGGAGCGGGCAAGGAGGACGACCAGGAGGGCGACCAGGAGGACGACGGGGACGACGAGGGCGACGAGGAGTAGGACGTGAAGTACAAGGCGTGGTGGATGGCCGACAACCTGAGTAACGTCGGCGAGGAGACTCCCGCCGAGGTCCTCCGCGCCGTCGTCGACCTGGTCCCTCGAGCGCCGTCCGTCCTCGAGTTCGGGTGCGGCCCCGGGCGCGTGGCCGCCCTGTTCCCCGCGGACGGGTACCTGGGCGTCGACCTGAACCCCCAGGCCGTCGAGCTCGCGCGCCGGCGGAACCCCCGTCACGCCTTCCGCGAGGTCGACGAGCTCGAGCAGCTCCCGCGCGCGGACCTGGTCCTGGCTCACACGGTCCTCCTTCACGTCCGGGACCGTGACCTTCCCGACGTCCTCGACCAGCTCGTCGCGGCCGCCCGGCGGACGATCGTCGTCGTCGAGATCATGGATCCGGCCTGGAGCCTCGGCCGCTGGTACCAGCGCGCGCCCCAGGCGTACGCGGCCCTCCTCGAGCTCCGCGGCTTCTCGAGCAGGATCGCCGGGACCGTCCCTCACCCCAGGTACGCGAACGACGAGCTCGGCCGGAGCAACCTCCTGACCGTCCTCGTCGCGGACAGGGCGACGCCGTGAAGTTCGCAACCCTCCAGAACCAGGTCCGCGCGCGCCTCCTGATCCAGAAGGCCGACCAGCTCGCGCGCGTCGACGCCGGCGTGAAGCGGGTCGGCGCGATCGCGGTCCGCTGGTACGCCGAGCAGCTCCGGCCGCTCGTCGGCTGGGCGCGCGGCCGCGACCAGGTCCACGTCGCGCGCCGCGTCGCCGAGGTCCTCGGCGAGTACTGGTCCCAGGTCGACGAGGCGCTCGAGGACCTCCTGGCCGATCACGTCCGCTGGTCCTGGGATCAGGGGTTCCAGGTCTTCGTCGACACGCTTCCGCGCGTGTACTGGCTGTACCTCGCGAACCTCCGCGGCGTCCCCGTCCGGGAGGCGGTGGACTACTCCGGCGCCGGCGAGCTGCAAGTAGTCCAGGACCTCTTCCGCCCGCCGACGCTCCCGGAGGTCCGCCGGCTCATGTTCAAGCCGCCCGCCCAGGCGCCCGACGGCCTGAGCTGGCGCGAACGGATCGACCGGTACTCGAGGCTCACGACGGCGCCGTACGAGGTCGCCGACAAGATCCGAAACGGCCTCATGAAGGGGCGCAACCCGAACGACGTCGCCGAGGGCCTCCTCGACTTCGTCCAGGGGAACCAGGCGGCCGCGACGAGGATCGCCCGCGGGGAGATGCTCCGGATCGGTCAGGACGGCCTCCGCGAACAGTGGAGTCAGTTCGACGACGTGATCGACGGGTACGAGATCCGCGCGACGTTCGACGAGCGGACGCGGCCCCACCACCGGACGCGACACGGCGACCTGTACCTGAACCCGAAGCCGGACGGGTCCCTCCCGGAGGGCGCGAAGGGGACGCCCGACGAGCGGCCCATGGTCCCGGACGAGTTCAACTGCCGGTGTTACGAGTCGCCCGTCCTGAAGGAGCTCCCGGGCGTCTTCGAGGACGTCGTGAAGGGCGAGCGGACCGTGGCCACGGTCGACGGGAACCAGGACGACCCGGTGACGATGTCCCGCTGGTTCGACGGCCAGGAGCCCGGCCGGAAGAAGCGGATCCTCGGGCCGCGCCGGTACCACGAGATCGAGAAGAACCTGGGCCGCGCCGGGTACGGTCAGAACGTGACCTGGGCGGACTCCGTCGACGTGAAGACGGGGAAGTTCGTCCCCGTGCGCGAGCTCGCCGGCGAGCCGATCCCGTCCACCGTCGCGCGCCGCATGGGGAACACGATCGCCTTCGAGAAGCGGGCCGCGGCGCTCACGGCGGAGCGGCCGGAGCTGTTCCCAGGCGTGAAGCTCGGGGCCGTCGCGCCTCCCCTCCCGCCGGAGCCTCCGCCCGGACCGACGGATCCGCCTCCTCCGCCAGGTCCTCCGCCCGCGGGCCTCACGCGCGCCCAGGCCCAGGCGCTCGAGGACTGGCAGAACGGCGGCCACGTCCGGACGCGTGACTACTACCGCGAGACCGGGAACAAGGCCTGGACGCACACGACCTCGAAGGCGGAGGTCGGCCGCGAGATCCGGAAGATCGACCGCGGCCTGGCGAAGCTCCCGAAGGCCACGACCCCGAAGGGCCAGGCGAAGACCCTCTTCCGCGGCCTGAAGGACGTCCGCGACGAGGACCTGCACCGGCTCCTCCAGGCCGACGTCCTCGACTTCGACAACTATCAGGCCGCGACCCGCTCGAAGAAGACGGCGGAGGCCTTCGCGAACGGCGCCGCCGGCTCGGATAACGTCCTCCTCCGGATGAAGTCCGCGAACGGCCGCGACCTCTCGGTCCTGGGCGGCCGCGCCGCGCGCGAGAAGACGGTTCTCTTCGAACGGGGCCGGCGGTGGAAGGTCGTCAAGCGCGCGTCCCGCGTGACCGACGCCGGCGGCCGCCTGCACGAGCTCTGGCTCGAGGAGCTCCCCCCGTCGAAGGACTCGCCGCTGGGGACCGGTGGCGTCGCGCCGCGGCGCCGCTTGTGGAAGCCGCCCCAGGTCAAGGTCCCGCCGAAGCCGAAGCTCACGAAGCCGGCCTTCGACGTCGACCCGGAGGTGGCGATCGCGAACGCGAAGCGCGAGCTCCGCGAGCTGGGCCTGACGCCGGCGGAGCTCAAGACCGGCCAGGTCGGCGGCCGGCCGGCGCATGAGGTCTTCTGGCAACGGCTCCGCGAGGCCAACGGGACGCACGAGACGAAGGCCGGCGTCCGCGGCGGGATCATGGGCCAGCGGAAGAAGATCCTCGCCGCGCACGACCGCGCGATCAAGCGGATCGAGAAGGAGGTCCGGACGATCGAGGCGATCCTTCCGGACCGCGGGACGGCCGCCTGGGACGAGCTGGCGAAGACGACGCCGTACACGCCGGTCTATTCCGCCTCGCCGGCCCAGCTCGAGTACAAGGGCCTCCTGAAGCGGGAGAAGTGGCTACGGCGCCTCCGGGTGAAGCGGGAGGCGCAAGCCTACTGGTTCGAGCAGTTCGCCGAGGTCGCGGACGAGTCCCTCGTGCAGGACCCGCTCCTGGGCGAGGTCCAGTGGAAGATCGGAAGCCGCCAGCGCGTGGCCGCGTACCAGTGGCAGAACGAGATCAAGTGCTGGCGCGTCGCCGAGGAGGACCTGAGCACGTACGCCCACGAGTTCGGGCACCACGTCGAGTACCGGAACCAGCGCGTCCAGGACCGCCTCGTCCGCTGGCGCCGCGAGCGGTCCGGCGGTCTCCCCATGAAGTCCGTCTATCCGGGCAACGCGAGCTCGAACGAGGTCGGATGGCCGGACCCCTGGTACGTCGGGTACTGCGGCCGCGTGTACGCCGGCCGCAACTCGACCGAAATCCTCAGCATGGGAATGCAGTTCACGACCTCGGCCGAGGAACTCGCCGACGTCGCCGGGAAGGACTTCGATCACGTGGCTATGATCTGGGCGATCCTGAGGGGATACTGACATGCCGGGATTCGAGCTCACGCGAGGCGGGAAGGCCCTCGGACGCCTCCTGTTCGACTGGCGCGACGCCGAGTACTGGACGACGCGCGACGTCCGCCTGGAGGCCTTCACGGACCGCCAGCTCGAGCGCCAGGTCCGGCGCATCCTCGAGCGGAACGAGCCGCGGCTTCGCGTCGCCGGCCGCGTCGCCGAGGACATCGGCCGGACGCTCGAGGGCCTCCGCGAGGTCCTCTGGTACGCCTCGAACGGGCGGACGCTGTTCGAGTACTCCGAGCTCGAGGACGAGCCCGCCCGCAAGGTCGACCGTCTGGCGGATACGTGAGTCGGGGACTTGTCGGCGAAGAAAGCTCGTGCTAGGGTCGATGAAACCCGTAGGTAGAGGACCAGGGCCGGCGAGTTCGCCGGCGACTCCGGGAGGGACGCCAGAATGGCGACGAAGACCGAACAGTTCAAGGTCCGAGTCCGGAAGGCCGCGCCGTTCACGTCGTACCGGTCGATCCCCGTCGATCTGACCGAAGGCGCGCGCGCCGTGATCGGGACCAGGGCCGACGGCTCCGAAGCCCTTCAGTCCATGGAGTTCGACCGGACGGTCTGGCCTCACCCCGACGCGGCTCGCGACTGGACGAAGAAGAACCGCGAGCAGCTCGAGGGCCTCGCGGAAGGCGTCGGCGAGGAGCTCCCGGAGGACCGGGTCCCCCTCGGCGCCGTGAAGGTGGACCGGGACGCGAGCGCCCTCCGCGGAGCGAAGCTCCTCGGGGCGGTCTCGAAGAACGGGCACCGGTACTCGAACCAGGCCCTTCGGGAAGCGGCCGACCTGTATCGCGCCAACGGCGGCGTGAAGGTGAACCTCGATCACCCGGACCGACGGAACCTCGACGCGCCGCGCAAGGTCGCGGAGCGGTGGGGCAAGGTCGACCCGGGATCGGTGCGCGTGACCGAGGGGGAGGGCGTCCACGGCGACGTCCTGTTCAACCCGAAGCACCCGCTATCCGAGTCGGTCGCCTGGTTCGCCGAGAACATGCCCGACGTCCTCGGCTTCAGTCACAACGGCCGAGGTCGGACGGCCAAGCACGCCGGGACCCTCACGGTCGAGTCCGTGAAGGTCGTCCGCCATGTCGACCTCGTCGCCGATCCCGCGACGTCCTCGGGCCTGTTCGAGGCCGTCGGCGCGTGGACCGGTGGCGGCGCCGGCGACGAGCTCGAGGACGAGCCCGTGGTGGAAGACGGCGGATCGGAAGGAGTGGATCACGTGGACTGGAACGAGGTCAATCTCGCGACGCTCCGCGAGAAGCGCCCGGACCTGGTCGAGGGCCTCCTGGAGGAGTCGAAGACGACCCAGGAGACCGAGGCCGAGCTGAAGCGTCTTCGCGAGGAGAACGACGAGCTCAAGAAGAGGACGAACGAGGCGGACGCGGAGAAGGCGCTCGCCGGGAAGAAGGCGACCGCCGAGAAGCTGATCGCCGAGGCGAAGCTGCCGAAGGAGGCCGTGAACGACCTGTTCATGGAGTCCCTCCTCGGCGCCAAGGACGACGACGCCATGAAGGCGCTCGTCGAGGACCGCGCGAAGCTGGTCCTGAAGACGTCCCGGCCCAGGTCCCGCGAGCGCGACATCACCGAGGGCGCCGGCGGCGCCGCCCCCCAGGGCGACACGTCGACCTCGAAGGGGTTCGCGGCCGCGGTCCGCGGGTAGCCTTCCCCGGGCGCCTCGAGCTCGAGCAGCTCGCCGGCGTCCGGCCGACCCTGGAGGAGTCCTTCCATGGCCGACAAGATGCGGTGGCGCTGGGGTGACACCCAGCCTGTCCTCGCGGCCGTCGACTCCGCGCGCGTGATCGAGATCGGGGACCTCCTGTTCCTCGAGACCGACGACGTCCGCGCGGCCGACGACCTGACGTACCTCTCGTCCCTGGCCCTCACCCAGGAGGCGTTTCACGACAAGTTCGCGGGCGTCGCCATGCAGCGCTCGCGTTCCGGTGACACGGAGAACATCCGGGTCGCCACCGAGGCGGTGTTCGAGTTCGACTGTGCGTCGGCGACCTTCGAGGTCGGCGACCTGGTCGGCCTCGACGACAACGCCGGCGGGACCGCCCTCACGCCTCAGCAAGTGATCGCGGTCGCCACGGAGAACCTCGCGATCGGCCGCGTGGCCGAACGGGTCGCCACCGAGGCGACGAAGGTCAAGGTCCGGATCAAGTCGACCGTCATGGTCGGCGGACCCCAGGCCGCGGCCTAACCGCGCGTCCCTAGCAACGAAGGGAATCAAGCGACCATGCGCGGCCAGAATCTCCGTCTCCTCGTCGAGTCCGAGGGGACGCCGTCCGTCGTCCGCAAGCTCGGGCGCGCCCTCGCCGAGGGCGAGCTCACCGTTCAGGAGTTCAGTCTTCGCGAGCTCGCGGAGGCCTTCCTGGGCGAGGCCTGGGTTCGGTCCCTGCACATCGCGGAGGCCGGCGGTCTCGAGCTGCTCGAGGCCGGCGACGCGGTCGACGTCACGGCGTACAGCAACATCACCGGCCAGCTCGCGTACTCCGCGATCCTGCAGGGGTACCGGATGGTCGGCTTCATCGGCGAGAGCCTGGTCCGGACGATCCCGACTCGCCTCAGCGGCGAGAAGATCCCCGGAATCGGGAAGCTCACCGACGACGCCGAGTCCATCGGCGACGGCATGCCGTACCCGAACGTCGGGAACGCTCCCGAGGACTACATCGAGACGCCCTCCACCACGAAGCGCGGCCTGATCGTTCCGATCACGAAGGAGGCGATCTTCTTCGACCGGACGGGCCTCCTCATCGACCGGTGCAACAAGGTCGGCGAGCGCCTCGGCCTCAACAAGGAGAAGCGGATCCTCGACGTCGTCCTGGGGATCACGAACAACTACAAGTGGCGCGGGACCGAGTACGACACGTACCAGGCCGCGACGCCCTGGATCAACACGGCCGGCTCCGTCGAGCTCGTCGACTGGACGGACGTCGAGGCGGCCGAGCTCCTCTTCACCGACATGACGGACCCCGACACGGGCGAGCCGATCCTGATCGGTGGCCGGACGCTGCTCTGCATGCCGGCGAAGCTGTTCACGGCGAAGCGCATCCTGAACGCGACCGAGGTCGAGCACGGCGACGTGACCGACGGCGCGAACGTTCCGCTCACCCGCGGGGCGAACCCGGTCGGGGACATGGGGATCAAGCTCGTGACCTCGCCGATCGCCCAGGCGCGCCTCGTCGCCGCTTCCGTCGCCGCGGCGACGGCGAAGAAGTACTGGTACTACGGGGACTTCCCGAAGGCCTTCGCGTACATGGAGAACTGGCCGATCACCGTCGTCCAGGCGCCGCAGAACAGCGAGGCGGAGTTCACTCAGGACATCGTCCTCCGGTTCAAGGCGTCCGAGCGCGGCGTGTGCGCGGTCTGGGACCCGCGGTACGTGCTGAAGCTGACGGGCTAGTCGCCGGACGGACTCCCGACGATTCACGGGCGCCCGGGCCGGCGAAAGTCCTCCTTGCCGAGAACGGAGCATGGCCCGGGCGTCCTTTCGGTCCGTGAGGACCAGAGGGGGCGCCCGTGGCGCTTGTCGACGACCTGAAGACGGCCCGCGACCAGCTCGTCGCGAGGATCGTCGAGATCACGGCTTCACCGAAGCCCTCGTACACGGTCGACGGCCAGACGGTGAGCTGGACCGCATACCTGAAGGAGCTCCGCGAAGGCCTCCGCCAGCTCGAGGAGGAAATCCGGCGCGCCGAAGGACCGTTCGAAGTCCGGACTCAGGGATTCACGTAGGCCATGGCGATCCAAACCGTCGAGATCGTCGCGCCGACGAATCTCTACCACGAGCCGCAGTACCACCCTGGCCGCTGCATCTGCCGAGGCACGGACGCCAGGATTCACGTCGTCTATACGGACGACTCCGGCCAGGACCTTCAGTACGTGTACTCGGACGACGACGGCGCCACATGGTCCTCGCCTGAGCTCATCTCCGGGTCCAGTGCGTACTCCTGCCGGAGCTTCGCGATCTGCGTTGATCCCAATGACGAGCCGGTCGTCACGTATTGCTACTACGAGGTCACGGCCGTTCGCGTGAAGCGCCGCGAGTCCGGTTCCTGGTCGGCCGACAAGGCTGGCCACAACTTCACGAAGGTTGCGAACACGAACGCGGCCCTCGCCGTCCTCTGGGATCACGTGAACGACGTCTGCCACGTCTTCTGCGGCTGGCGTTCGGGATCGACCGGCACGCTTTACCACAACTGGAGCGACGACGACTTCGCGACCTGGGAAGGCTCGCCTGATTCGATCTACAGCGAGACGCGAAACGGGAATATCGACGAGGACCGCCAGTACTCGGTCTGCGTGAGCGCCGACGGGAACGTGCACCTCGCGATCTTCCGTGACGACGGCTCGGACATGAAGCTCTCGTACCGCAAGTGGACCTCGTCGACGACGACCTGGGGAAGCTGGGAAGACCTCGAGACCGGAATCAGTGCGAGCTACGTCTTCGGGTACGCGGGGATCTGCACTGACACGAGCTCGATTCCCAGGATCGTGGCCTCAATCCCTCACTCTGGCTACTCGTACAGGGCGAATATCGCCTACTACAGCCGTGAAGGTGGAAGCTGGTCTTCGGTCGAGTGGTTCACGCCTCAATCGAGCGTGGACTACTCATTCACGCTTCCCGCGATCGACGACGACAATCAGCTCTGGCTCCTTCGCGGACGGCACGAGTCCTCGGTCACGACGTTCTACATTCAGTACCGGACCGGCGCTTCGACTTGGGATGTGACTTCATTCACCGTGCCTGGTTGGGTCCATGGACTTCTTTGGGCCGGATCGACGCCGTACGGCCGATGCGCGAGCGGCTACTACACGACGTACGTCGACACGACCGGCACGGATTCACTTGATCTCAGGTACGACGACGCGACGGTCTTCGGCGAGGACTCCGGCGCAGTCCCTGTCAGTGCGAGTGACGGGATCACGTTCGCTGAATTGGCCGAGCGGTACTCGGTCGCCGCGGCCCAGGCTGAGGGTGTCGAATTCTCTGAATCCGCGTCCGAGGTCGCCGAGCTGAACGTGGGCACGCCGATCGAGGGGATCACCTTCGCCGAGTACGCCGGCGTGATCCTGTCCGTCGAGGCCGCCGACGCGATCGAGTTCGGCGAGCTGGCCTCGCGCGCGTACGCGGCCGAAGCCGCTGACGGAATCGAATTCGGCGAGGACGCGCGACGCCTGAACTTCGCAAAAGAGGGGATCGAGTTCGGCGAGCTGGCCTCGGCCGTCGTCGTGATCCAGGTCGAGGCCTCGGACGGGATCACCTTCGAGGAGGGCGCGGCTCACCTTCCGCTCGAGGGATGCGAGACGGAGTACGAGCCCTCGCCGGCGATCCAGGCGGACCCGAACGCCCTCACGAAGACGTTCCTCCTCGGACCCTGGGCGACGCTCGCGAACGTGATCCAGCTCCCGCGGCCGGAGTACGGCGACGTCCGCCGGAACCGCGTCCAGGTCATAACGCACCGGACCCGCGGAGGGGCGCTCAGGGCGTACAAGAGGACGCCCACCTATCGGTCCCTGGTCCTCGTCTGGACGGGCCTCTCGAGGCGGAAGCTGCTCGAGCTCGAGGCCTTCCTGGAGGCGACCGCGGCCGAGGACGTCCGCTTCATCGACCACGAGGGGAGGACCTGGCGCGGGAAGGTCCTGAACACGACGATCGACCTCGTCACCGAAGGGCCAGACGTCGGCGAGGCCGCGATCGAGTTCGAAGGGGTTACGGTGAGCTCATGACCTGGGACCCGACCGGCGATTACGCGGTCTTCGACGGGACAGAGGCCCTCACGTTCCGCTCGAGGACGACGGGGACCGCGACCGACGCCGGGAAGGCCTCGGTCACGTGGGCGACTGTGGCGATCACGAAGGCCCTCCGACGTCAGGTCTCACTCCGCGCGATCGAGGCCGGAGGCGGCCGCCTGAAGATGGGGGACGCGGTCTTCGAGCTGGCGGCCGAGGAGCTCGGCGACGTCGAGCCGAAGGAGGGCGACCAGCTCGTCACGGCGGACGGTCACACGTGGCGCGTCGTCGCGGTCGACCGGAAGCCGCTTGTCGGCATGTTTCGAGTCTTCGGGAGGCGGTAGCGTGGCGGACGACGTCACACTGGCCATGGGCGAGTTTCAGAAGTCCCTCGGTAGGGCCTTCGCGGCTCAGGAGACGTTGACCCTCCGCCAGGCCTCCTCGGCGTTCAAGGTGATCGGCCTCGACGTGTTCAAGAGGACGCGGGCCGATACGCCGGTGGACACCGGCTTCGCCCGGGCCGAGTGGCGGATCATGGTCGACGAGGACGCGGCCGGCGTCGTGATCGTCATTTGGAACGGCGCGGCCTACATTCTCCCCCTCGAGTACGGCTCCTCGCGCCAGGCGCCGGAAGGCATGTTGCGGAAGAACATCCTCGCCGCGGCTCGACGCCTGGACCGCGCGCGGAGTATGTTGGAGTCCGGCGGGTCGTGGGGATCCGCCAGGAGTACCCTCAGGAAATGAGCAATCCGAAGCTCAGGACGTACGCGCAACGGTCGATCGTGAAGGCCCTCCGGGACGGCCTGGCGCCGACGGCGCTACAGATCCCAGGCCAGCGCGACGACGTCAACGAGGCGACCGAGGAGTGGGTCGCCTATTACCCTCTGGAGGTCCCCCGGTGGCCGTCCCGAAAGGGCGTCTTCGCTGGGACCGTGGTCTTCCAGGTCTCGTGCTTCGCACGGTTCGCGGAGCAGAGGACCGACGAGCAAACCGATGCACCCTGGGTCCTCGCGGACCGCGTGCGGACGATCCTCGACGGTGCAGGGATCCTGGTCCGGTCGTACGGTGACGAGCCCGTGTCGGACGTCGCGTGTCTGCAGCTCGGCGACGGGGCCGAGGTCTACCTGGACGAGCGGCGCCTGGGCGTGCTACCACCGGCCGGCGGATCGGTCTCGAACTGTCACGCGGTCGTCCTCACGTACCGCGGGTCCATGGGCGCGACCTGAGAAGTGAAGGAGGCCACCGGTGGCGATCCGGAACCTGAAGAACGGAAGCCTGAAGATCAAGGACGGGGGATCGAACGAGCTGACGATCCCGATCGAGGAGGGGAACGTCTCCTTCACCGTCCGGGACGAGGCCGGCGTGGTCACGAACCGAGGCGCCCTGGCCGGCTTCTCGACGCCGCTCGAGGAGGCCATGGAGGTTTCCTTCGGCATCAAGTTCGAGGAGTGGCAGGGGAAGTCCGCCAGCGGCGCGAGCCCGTCGCCCGTCGACGCCCTGAAGAAGTGGGGCAACGCCTCGAGCTGGGCGAGCACGACCACGTGCGGGCCGTTCACCGTGGACCTCGAGTTCACGATCAGCAAGCCCTGCACGGCCGCCGGCGAGGAGGACGAGGTTCTGACCTTGCCCGACTTCCACGCGGACGAGCTCTCGTTCGAGGAGGGCGAGGAGTACAACATGATTACGGTCCGGGGCCGTTGCCTGGCGGTCAAGCCGACCTCGGTCCGTTCGTAGGTACGTGAGGCAAGGAGGCGACCCGTGAAGATCGGCGGAAAGAAGGTCGAGGCGCTGGCGAAGGGGGAGGTCGTCCTTCCCCGTTCCGGCGACGGTCAGGAGCTCCGGCTCCAGGTCCGCGCGTTCCCGCTGGGATCGGAGGAGGAGGCGGCGAAGCTGTTCCCGACTCCGGTCCCGCCGGTGAAGTTCGCGACGGGGAAGCGGGGGAAGCCCCTCCGCGATCCCGAGACGCATCAGGTCGTCAAGGTGAGGGACCTCCAGGATCCGGACTTCGTTCGCGAGTCCCGCCTGGCGAACCGTCGCCAAATGATCTTCCTGATCGTCGAGGGCCTGAAGGAGGACCCGACCCTCGAGTGGGACACGCCCAGGCCCGAGGAGCTCACCCGCGCGAACGCGGGCGAGTACTTCGACGCGGTCTTTGCCGAGTGTCAGGAGGCCGGCCTCTCGACGGGGGACCTGGGCCTGATCCTCGACAAGATTCGCGAGCTCGGCAACCTGACCGGCGCGCAGATCGACGAGGCGGTGGAGGATTTTTTGTCCGAGGAGCAGGCGGTCTAGGCTCGCCTCGGGAGCTCCCGAAGCACGCCGGCCGGACTCTTCGGTACGCCGTCCTCCGCGCGATCGAACGGGTCGACCCCCTGGCCCTGTACGGCCGCCCGTGGCCTCAGCTCACGGCGGCCGAACAGGTCGAGTTCCTCGGGTACGCGACGCTCCGCGAGGCCGAGGACGCTCAGGAGGACGCGGCCATGACGGACGCACTGAGGACGGCCAGGCGGCGCGGGAGGCGGTAGCGTGGGCGCGACGATCACGGAAGGCCTCATCGGTCGCCTGCAGCTCAACTGGCTACCCTGGCGCCGGAGCCTGAAGAAGGCCGAGAAGGAGACGAAGGACTTCGGCGCGCGGTCCGAGAAGCAAAGCAAGCGGACCGGCCGCGGCTGGCGTCGAGCCTTCTCGGACCTCCGCGCGTCCGCGAGCTCGTCCCTCTCGAAGACGCGGGCGCTCCTCCGGGGCGTCGACCACGAAGGGAAGAAGGTCCAGGGGACCCTCGGGGGCGTGAGGGGAACCCTCCTCAAGATCGGCGCGGGCGTCGGGGCGTACCTCGGCGCTCGCGCCATGATCGCCCAGCTCGGGAAGCTCTCGGAGGCCGGCCAGGATTACGAGGAGACCTTCTCGAAGTTCCAGGCCGTCTTCAAGTCGTTCTCGGATCAGTCCCTCGAGTGGGTCGAGTCCTTCGCCTCCGAGGTCGGCCGCGGGAAGACCGAGATCCTCGGCTTCATGGCGCGGCTCCAGGACACGTTCGTACCGCTCGGCTTCGCTCGGTCCGAGGCGGCGCGCCTCTCGTCTCAGATCACGCGCCTGGGCGTCGACCTCGCCTCGTTCAACAACCAGGCGGACGACGAGACGATTCGCGACCTGACCTCGGCGATCGTCGGGAACCACGAGGCCGTCCGGAAGTACGGGATCTCGATCACCGAGGCGGCCCTGAAGCAAGAGCTCTATAACGCCGGCCTGGGGGACAACCTCCAGGCGGTGACGGGCCTCCAGAAGGTCCAGGCGCGGCTCGCAATCATCATGAAGGGAACCGCGGACGCCCAGGGGGACGCGACGAGGACGGCCGGCTCCTTCGCCAATCAAATGAAGCGGCTCCGCTCCGAGATCACGGACGCGCGCGCCGAGGTCGGCATGGAGTGGAACCGGATCCTCCTCGAGACGATCCGCAACATGGGCGGGACTCGAGCCGTCGCGGACACCCTGGCCGTCGCCTTCCTGGCGATCGCCGAGTCCGCGCGGATCCTGATCGAGGTCTTCACGACCATGGTCTCGACGAGCTCGGCCGCGTCGACCGAACAGGCCGGCCTGCAGTCGAACCTCCTGAAGACCCGCGCGGTCATGAAGCGCGTCGAGGTCGTGCTTCGCTCCTTCGCCCTGATCCCGCAGTACATCTTTCAGGGGATCGCGGTGATCCTGCACACGATCGCGATCGCGGGGAAGACCGTCTGGTTCATCCTGACGTCGGTCGGGAAGCTGCTCGCCGGCGCCGTCCTGAAGGCGGTCGTGAAGATCGCGAACGCCGTCGCCGACGTGGTGAAGGCCCTCGTCTGGCTCGGGGACCTGGTCGGCCTGACGGACGACGCGGCCACGAAGATCGACATCTTCCAATCCAACCTGAAGAAGCTCGAGAAGACCGCGGACGACCTGTTCGACTCAATCGAGCCCGCCGGCGCGGCGTGGAAGAAGGACGTCGACTCGTTCCTCGAGACGATGTCCGGCTTCGCGAAGGAGCAAGCCCGTTGGCTCGGCGAGATCAAGAAGGCCTCGGACGACGTCCGCCTGTTCGAGGTCCAGGCCGAGCAGGCGGCCAAGGACTATGCGGCCGCTCAGAAGGCCGCGAAGCTCGAGGCCCTGAAGGCAACGAAGAAGGTCCTCGAGGTCGAGCTCACCGACGCGGAGAAGGCGACCCAGGAGAAGCTCCGCCTCACCCACAAGGAGCTCGAGGCCCGGGTGAGCGCGATCCGCGACGCGGCGAAGGCGGAGGAGAAGCGGTACGAGGAGTCGAAGACGAAGTACCGCGAGCTCCTCAGCGCCGCGGAGTCCGCGTACCGCCAGCACACGGCCGCGATCGGCCGCGTCGACCAGCAACACGCCGCGTTCAATGAGGGAATCCAGGAGCGGATCTTCCGGCTTCAGATCCGGGACCTGAACCCCCAGGCCCAGGCCGAGAGCCTCCGGGACGCCTCGCGCGAGATGGAGAAGCGCGCGGCCCAGGCGCTCCGCGGGAACGACTTCGAGGGGGCGCGCGGGTACCTCGACCGGGCGGTCGACTTCGCCGAGGAGGTCGCCCAGGTCGACCCGTCGGTTCCGATCGAGGACGTCGTCGGCGAGCTCGAGCGGCTGCAGGACACCGTGAACGAGGTCTTCGCCCAGGAGGCGCAATACCACGCCGAGGCGGCCCAGCGCGCGGTGCAGGCCCGGGCGGAGCTCATGACGGCACTCGACGAGCTCGAGACGAAGTCCGCGGCCTGGTCCTCGGCCATGAAGGACCTCCTGAAGCAATGGGCCATGGTCAACGCGAACAGCGCCCAGGAGCTCGCGCAGTTCAAGACCTCTCTCGAGGAGGCGACCGGGAAGCGCCAGGTCTTCATCGAGGTTTCGACCGACGAGGCCATGCGGCGAATCGCGGCCCTGAAGGCGGAGCTGCAGGGCCTGGGCGCGACCCTCTCGATCGGCTTCGCGGCCGCGGCCGTCGAGGGCAAGGCCGAGGGGGGATGGATCCGCGGGTCCGGAGCTCGAGGCGTAGACTCGGTTCCGATCCGCGCGGCGCCTGGCGAGTTCGTCGTGAACGCCGGCGCCGCGTCGAGAAACGCCGAGCTCCTGGAGGCGATCAACAGCGGGCGCGGTGGATCTGTTACCGTTGGGGACGTGAACGTGACCGTCGAAGGCACCGGGTACGCCGAGGCGGACGCGCGACTGATCGGGAAGGCCCTCCGGCGCGAGATCCGGCGCGGCCGCGTAACCCTGGACTGAGGAGAAGGAGGCGCAACCGTGGTACGGAACGCGATCGGATTCAAGGAGACGGCCGGCTGCAAGGTCGTCCGTCGGATGCCGGACGGCTCGATCATGAGCCGCGAGAATGCCAGGGACGACCTCCTCCTGGGGGGCGTCTTCGAGGTCGTCTGTCACCGGGCGGACGGTTCGGTCCGGTGGCGCCAGACGATCCGGAACATGGTCACGAACGCGGCCCTGAACGACATCCTCGACGTCTACTTTCACGCCACGTCTCAGAAGACCACCTGGTACGTGGGCCTGATTCACTCGACGAACTACGGCGC